CCATAGCGATTCTCCAGGTGGTTAAACAGGTTGCAGGTATCGGCATGCGCCGCGTGGCCGCGCCAAGAGGCGATGAATCGGTCAAGTGATTCGTGGTCGTTGTTATTCAGATAACGCTTGATCTTTCGTTTTGCGCCGACGACTGATCGCTTGCGCAGCAGCTTGTAGCGCGGCCAGATGCGGAAGCCAAGGAAGTTGATGCCTCGCGTCACTGGCGAGACTTGCCACTTGCTGATGCCCAGCCCGAGGCGCTGCTTGCTGGCTTCTTCAATGTCCTCGAACCAGTCGCGCAATTCGTAGGGGTTGGAGGACAGGATCACAATGTCATCCATGTACCGCGCCCAGTGTCGTGCGCCAAGATCGAAGTGAATGAAGCGGTCGATCACGCCGCCATAGACGTTGGCGAACAACTGGCTTGTCAGGCTGCCAATTGGCAGGCCGTGCCCGGTGTTGGGCACCATGGCCCTGATGGTGGCCAGCGTCTTGTCGCACTTGATCTTGCGCTCAATCAGACGATGCAGGCGTGCCCGGTCAATCGACGGAAAAAACCGGCTGTAATCGGTCTTGAGGAAATGCGTGGCCTGGGTGCGCCGCAGTTCTGCCTGAATGTGCCGCACGCCCGCGTGCGTGCCCATGCCAGCGCGGCAGGCGAACGTATAAGGTAACAATGACGCCTCGAAAATTGGCCCGATGACATTGACCAGCGCGTGCTGCGCCAGCCTGTCCTTGAAGTCCAGCGCGGAAATCAGACGTGGTTTCGGTTCGTAGATGGTGAATTGCCGGTACTCGCCTTGAACCCAGGCGCCGTCCAGCAACTGTTCGCGGATATTGCGCAAGTTCATATCCGCGTATTCCTTGAATTCAAGGTATCCCCAAGTCAGGCGCTTGCCGCGCATCGTCTTGACGTAGGCATCGCGCAGATTGTCCATGCTGGCAATCTGCTCGATCAGGTGTCCGTGGCGCTTACCCATGGCAAAAGCTGGCCGCGCCGTTCGCCACAACACGGTGGCTACTAGGCGCTCTACCAGACCCCCAAGGGTGTTTGCCGGAGCAGGACAACATGGCTGACCACATGGAAGAAGGCCGGCCTGCTGCGCCGTAACGACAGCAGAGCAAAGGTGATGCCAATTCCTTGTCCTCACAGACGCCGCGCGCCCCGATGTTGTTGTTCGAGTTCGTGGGCGAGTTGTTCCAGTTCGAGGCACGTGAACCGGAGTTCGACGTGTTGTCCCAGTTGCCCCCAAATAGCACGGCGAATTTATCCATGTTGCCCTCTGCGTTTCTGCTTCACGATCCAGGCACCCAGCAGACGCCCAACCTCCGCGATCAGCACTTGTGCCGTCTCGACTTGGTGTGGCGTGATGCTGCGTACCTGTTTGCTCGTCAGAAACCGCAGCCAAAATCGCAGTTGCGAGAGGCCCGCATCCGCGACGTAGAGGCGGGAAATCTGTCCAGACTTCCCGGCCTCCACAATCAGTTTGACCTGCTCTAGCAGGCACTCGATGAACATGGCCTTGGCCACGCCATGCTTGCGCGGGATGTTCTGCGCAATTGGGTACAGGTAGGCGATCACCGTTTCGTATTTCTCGACGATGTTCATCTGCTCGTAGCATTGCGTGACTTCTTTTTCAGGCTGCATGTTCAACAATCGTTCCGGCGGCTGTCGCCGCCTTAGTCAAGGATCAGGTGGTCACAGACGCCGCGCGCCCCGATGCTGAGGTGCGAGGCCGTGGGCGAGTTGCCCCAGTTCGAGGCACGTGAGCCGGCGGCCGACGTGTAGCCCCAGTCGCCCCCAAACAGCACGGCGTTTTCCATTTGGTAAGTAGAACCCCGCCCACCGGTATTCGCTGTCCAGCTTGCGCCCGCCGCACCGCCGCCGAATTCCGCGCCCCAAATCCACATGACGCCGGTGGATTGGATGCATCCCCATTTGGACGTGTAGGCGGCATTCAAGATGGTGCTGCCTTGATCGGTGCCAACAGAACTCGCTTCGGTTGTGCCGTAGGCCAGCGCGGCAAACTCGTCATAGGTCGGAGATCGCTTGCCCCACGATTTCAGAACTTCATTGGCTTCCCACCAGTTCATACTGGCATAGGCGCTTGTTCCGTTACCGCCGAACTTCGTGGGGATCTTCGGCGGGCTGCTGCCGTCGGCAATGGTCACGTTGTACTTGGATGTGCCATTGGTCAGGTGATCGACACCCAAAAGATAGATGTCAGACCAGAACGAGTCAGCTACCAGCGTCATGCCGCGCGGGTCCGGGCATGCCGGGCGGAACTTCAAGTCCCAGAACGAATAGGCATTGATGTCCGGCGTAGTGTCGCCGCCGGCCACGGCCGCAGCGTTGCCGCCCGGTGCGTAGTGAAAGCCGCCGATCTTGCGCCAGTTGCCAGCGTCTGGTGCAGACGTATGGCTGCTCGATGCCTGAATGGTGCCGTCACCCTTGACCCAAATGGCGTAGTCGGTGCCTGCCGTTAGGGTCGGCATGGTGATGGCGGTCTCGCTGGCGAACTGCACCAGAGTACCAGCCACATCTACCTTGGTGCCTGCCTTGATACTTGCAGCACCGGCAGCGGTCTTGGTGAATGCAACGGTCATTGGATCGGCCTTGGCGAACAGGCCATAGGCTGGCACCGAGGCGAGACCGCCGCGTGGAACGGTGACGTTGACGTTTCCTGCGCCGTCCTCGGGTATGAGCGTAATGGAGCCACTGGCTGAATCAAGTTGCATGGACATAGTTTTCTCCTGTTAAAGCGATGAGCCTGCCGCGTACTTGCGCACGATCAGCTTGGTTGATGCCGGAATGGCCAGATTGACACCGTGATTGATGCGCAGATTGCGCCCCGTTACGTACTCGGTATCAGCGGCAAGCGTGGTATTCGTGGCGACGGTCTTTGATGCGTAGCCGGATGTAAGCTCGGCTGAAATGACTCCGGTTGCGCTGTTGTATGACACAGTGCCCGTGGCGCTTAAAGCTGCCCTCGCCCGCGCTGTAGTGAAATAAAGGTTGGTCGTGCCTTCGGTCAGTGAATCGGTCGTGCCTGGCGATGGGCTGATCTCGACATAGGCAGAACCAGACCAGCGGTATGTCTTGTTGCTGTCCAGTGCAACGTAGATCTTGGCCGTCTCGCCAGTAGCAGGAAAACCGGCAAGGTTGTCGTACTCCAGCACGTCATCCACGTAGGACGGCAGATAAGCAGCAGGCACCTTGCTATCAGAACCCAGTGGCGCGATGCCGTTGGCCGCGCTTTTCTGGGCTGCGTCCAGTGGTGTGAATCCCAGTGCGCCGGTTACGTCGGCGCTTTGCAGCGTCACGGCACCCGTGCGCCCGAACACGCTTTGCACTGGCGCTGCGGCAGCGGCCTGCGTGGCATCTGTGAAGCTGTCCAGCGTGCCAGCCGTGGTGCGCAACTCGATGCGCGATCCAGCCTGCCAGATGCGTGCCGTGGTGCCTTCCTGCGACCGTTCGATGGTTAGGCCGTCGGTGGCTCGTGCCGTGCATTTCACGATCTCCCAATCCGTCTCTGCGCCATTGCCGTCCAGCAGGATCAGCGTGGCCAGAAAGAAGTCACCGCCTGTTGGTGATGGGAATCGCGCCCCCTGCCCATCGGCCAGGGTTGCCAGCGTACCGTCTGCCGACAATTCAGCGGCCAGTGACGCATAGGCGTTGTTCTTGAAAACCTGTGTCATGTCAGATGTCCTTCACCTTGACCTTGAATTCGTCCTGCTTGACGCGGCCATCGGCGGTCGTGGCCGTGACGGTCAGCTTGTAGGTGGTGCCCGTGGTGCCGCCAGAAACCCAGATCTTCACGCGGGGGTCGTTGATGAAGGTCGATTCGACCGTCAGCCCGACGGGCGCCACTTCGACCGATGCGGCTTGCACGTTGTCGCCTGCGGTCAGCCACTCGCTGTAGTCGATGTCGTAGTCGATGATCTCGACCGGCTGCTTGGTAAAGTTCCCTAGGTTCATGCTGTCACCACCATCATTCGTTCTTCTGCGGAGACGACCATGGCGCGATCTTCCTGCCCCACGATCATGTAGCGGTCATCCGGCGCCCGGATTTCCGAGTTGGCCAGGGCGTAGGCACGGCCCACCAGTGCGGTTGCCATCACGGCATCGACTTGACCAAATTTCAGCAGCGTCGGCGTGCTATCCAGCGACACCGCCATGGCCAGCGAAGCAATGCCGTTGGCGGCATAGGCAACATCGGCCCTTGATTGCGTGGTGACGCCAGCCAGCCCTATGTCTGTTGCGCCCCAGTGCTGCATGCCGAACACAATGCCTTCGGCCAGCGTGGCGCCCGCCATGGCGCCGTCCTGCTGCGCCATGGTCATGCGCACGCCCAGCGCCTGCACGACACTGGCGCCCATGGCACCGGCCCCGCTGCTGGCGTATCTGATGCTGGCCTTCGGGCCGTAGGTGATGGACTCGCCCAGCCCGATGGCTGTCGGCATGACAACTCGCGTGGCGCCTGCCGTGCCGGTTGCCGTGCCGGTGGTATTGGCTGTCGGTCGGTAGATGTGCGTGGCCGGGACAAGCTGCGGCGTGTTGATGGCCGTACCGGTTGCCCGTGCTGAATACACGATGAAGCTGTTGGCGCCCGACGTGCCGTTGCCGAAGTCGAACGTGCCCAGCGTGGCGATGATCTTGGTCTTGTCCTGCTCGACAAGGCTGGTGGCCGTGCTGCTGGCCAGACTGTAGCCGTCGTGCTCGAAGTAGTCGTTGCCGTTGCGCTTGACGGAGGCCTCGCCCCACGACGGCCCGGAGTAGCCATAGGTCAGCAGTACGGTCGGGTAGCGCGTCACGTCGCTGCTGGCCTCGCCGCTGGCCTCGCAAAGCGTGACCGATCGTCCTGGGTGGATGATGTGCGCCAGCGCCAGATCGACGGTTGAAACCGCGAAGGCCTGCGCCTCGCCGATGGCCTGTGCCGTCAGCGCGTCGGCGGTACAGGTGGCATCGCCACCAGCAGTGGCCCACACATCACGGCGAACCGCACCGTTTCCGGTAGCCGTGGCGGTGGCCACGCTGGAACCGGCGAACTTGAACGTCGGTTCGATGCTGGATGAAACTGAGGCTGTGCCGTCGGCACGCGCCTGAATGGTGTGCGTCTGGGTCAGCGAGACGACGACGGCGGCATCACCGTGCGCCGAGGCGTAGGTAGTGCGTGTCGGTTCGCTGCTGGCGACGGTAGCGGCGGCAGTGGCAACGACAACAGCACGGACTACCCAAGAGGGAAGTACCGTGCCATTGATCGAGAATCCGTTAACTGCCCCGTTCACGTCACGTCAGGATTGAGGAAACCTCAACCCTTTAGTCAAGACCAAAGACGATCGCGTTGGCGGCAAACGAAAGCACGTCACCCGGCGAAAGCGTCTTGGAGGCTGACAGTTGAGCGTAGAACAGGCGGTTGCCGAGGGTGGCCGCGTCGTACAGCGCCAGGTGCGTGATGGTCACGCTGGCCGAAGCATTGCCGTTGGCCGGGAATGTCAAGGCGCCGACATTCTTGGTCTGGCCGTTGGCATCCAGTGCCGTCCAGGTGGCCGACTGACGAGCGTAGCCGGTGTAGGCCGTCTCGGTGCCGCCTGTTGCTTCGCCCGGATCGGACTCGAACAGTGCGACATAGACGGTCGTCGGGGGTGTAATTGCGTTGTTGCGCAAAAAGTGCTCGACGATCTTTTCTTCGAGGTAGTTGGAAAAAGCGCCCATTTCATTGCTCCTTTCAGTTAGCGGGTGTTAGGCGTGACGTTGGGGTTGGCCGGAGCCATTGAATTGGGGTTCGCCCCCACTTCCACCTTCGCCTTGCCGGTCAGCGCAGCGATATAGGCGTTCTGGTGTGTCGCTGCCCGGTTCTGGTCAGCGGCATATTCGGTGTCCTTGCTGTAGGCGCGGTACAGGATGTAATCGACCAGCACGTTCTGGTAGATGTCGTCCAGCGTGATCGGCCCGTTCAGCGTGGCGTCAGCCGGCGCCGCGCCATAGACCATCTCGACGTAGCCTTGATTGGCGGCGGGCTGCGGCGGATAGACGTAGAAGTTCTTGGGATCGAGCAAGGAATAGACGTAGTGCTTGGCGTCTGCGGAAGCCGTGGCGATGTGCCAGTTCGGCACCTGGGCGTCCAGAATCTCGCGCATGACGATGCGCACGGCGCGGCCTGGTGTGTTGCCATCGGCGCCCATGTTGCGCACCACGTCGATTAGTTGCACGCCGTCGGTTGGCAAGCTCTGCTTGGTGCCAGCGGCCAGACGCACAGCGATGTTCTTGACGTGCGAGTTAGGCTTGAGGATGACCACCTCACGCTGGCCGTCGTTGAGCCAGCCCAGCAGTTCATCGGCGACAGGCCAGCGCACGCCGGTCGTGTCTTGCAGGATGGTTTGCGCTTTCTCGATGACGCTGCTGGCAATGATCGTTCCCATGGCGGTTCCTTAATGTTGGGCGGTGACGCGCTGCGGTGCGCTGCC